TACCAATGCAGACGCATTGCCCGCAGTCCTCAACAACCCCCGGGTTGATGGTGGCTTCGAGCGTATCGAGGTTGCGACGGTCGCTATCACCTCTGGTGATGACATCGCCTCAACCTATCGGATGTTCCGCGTTCCCTCGAATGCGGTGATGACCGATCTGCGCATCTACTCGCCGGACATCGGCACGACGACGATCTCGGACATCGGCCTGTATCGCACCGCCAAGGATGGCGGCGCGGTAGTCGATGCGAACTTCTTTGCCGACGCTCTGTCCCTCAAGGACGGCGCGCTCAACGGCGTGGATGTTCTGCATGAGGCTGCGGTGTTCACGATTGCGAACTCCGGTAAGGAGCTGTGGGACGCCCTCGGTCTCACCAGCGACCCGTCGGTGTTCTACGATGTGGCTTTCACGTTGACGGCTGCGGCTGACGCAACCGCGACGGTGAAGCTCATCGGTCGTTACACGGCGTAATAAAGCGGGGCGGGCTGGGTAACTGGCTCGCCCCTCTCTTCACGGAGAACAGACATGGCAGATCGTTTTTACGGCATTGACCGCGGCGAGCAGGGCGTTCGTAACGTCACAGAGGGTAGCTCCTCAACGGCGACTACGGACGTCGAAGTGCGTGTTGATCTTGCCCCCGGCATGAACAAGATTGAGGTTTTGCTGGCCCTTGATACGATCAAGGAAGCCATCATCCAAGATACTTGGCCTCCGGCTTAACGGTCTCGGGGTTTCCCGATGGCCGCTAGCAATGTAGCAATCGCAAACCTCGCGCTGACGAAGCTCGGGGATTTGCGCATTTTAAATCTCACGGATAACACCAAACCTGCGCGCGAGGTGAATGCCGTGTTTGATATGACGCGGGACTATCTCCAGCGTCGTTTCTCTTGGCGGTACTGCATCAAGCGAGCAAACCTTGCCGCCGATACCAGCACCCCGCTGTGGGACTGGTCGTATCAGTACCCGATCCCCGCCGATTGCTTGCGCATCTTGCAAGTTGGTCAATGGTATCCCTCGCCGGATCTCTCGGATCTGATCTCAACTGGTGGGCAGGAATACGTCCTCGAGGGCAAGTACATTCTCTCGAATCAGGCTGGCCCGCTGAAGTTGCGATACTTGTCTCGAGTGACTGACCCGGTGCAGTTTGATACGGCGTTTGACATGGCATTCTCCGCATATCTTGCGTACCTTGTCGCCGAACCGCTGACCGCAAGTGCAGAGCAAAAACAGATGGCATATCAGGATTATCGTAATGCGATAAAGGATGCCGTCATTGCAAACGCAATTGAGAATCCACCGGAGTCGCTTGCCGACCAGACTTGGATCTTGGCGAGGCTGTAAGACATGGCGAAAAGCTCGCCCGCGATCTCTAACTTCAACGGCGGCGAGGTCGGCCCTCTCCTATCCGGTCGCGTCGACTTTGAGAAGTACAGCAGCTCTTGCTACAAGATGGAGCGGTTTATCCCGACCGTGCAGGGGCCAGCCAAGCGGATGCCGGGTACGCGGTTTGTGCTGCCGACCAAGTATCAGGACAAGAAGTCCTACCTCAAGCGCTTTGAGTTCTCGTTCGATCAGGCCTATGTGCTCGAGTTTGGCGACCAATATGTGCGCTTCTACACCGATCGAGGTGTGGTACTCGGTGACATACTTGACATCACCAACATCACGCAAGCGAACCCGGGCGTACTGACCTACACCGGCACCGATCCTGCCAACGGCGACTGGTTTTATGTGACCGGCGTCGAGGGCATGACGCAGATCAACAACCGCTATGTGCAGGTGTCAAACGTCAATGCTGGCGCGAATACGTTCGAGCTGAAGGACTGGTTTGGTAACGCGATCAACACGACCGGGTATAGCGCATACGTCTTCAACGGCGATATGCAAAAGGTCTACGAGATTGCATCCCCGTACACCGAAGCCGATCTGACGAACCCAGAGGGCGGCTGCGCCCTTTCTATCGTCCAGTCGGGTGACGTCCTGTACATCGGCTGCGAGGGCTATGCGCCGCGCACGTTGACCCGTAGCGGCAACACCAGCTGGGCGTTTGCGACATACTCGCCGACAGACGGCCCGTTCCAAACGGAACCGCTCGACACCAAGAACTTCACGCTCGGCGCCTCAACGGGTACCGGCGTCTCGTTGACCTGCTCGACTAACGTCTTTGAAAACGAGCACGTTGGGATGCTGTTTCGGCTGGAGCCGACCAATATCACGACGGTGCCGTGGGAGACGAATAAGAGCATCACAGCGACGAATCTGCGCAAGTCTGACGGCAAGTATTACGAAGCGCAGAACACCGCTACAACAGGCTCTGTGCGCCCTATACACGAAGAAGGCACCGAGTCTGACGGTGGTGTGACTTGGGAGTACCTGCACCCGGGCTACGTCATCGTCAAGATCACAGCAATCACGGACGCGCAGACGGCGACTTGCGACATTATCGGCCCGGGCATTGCTCCTGCCGAAGTGGTTGCCGGTGATGATTGCCGGTTCCGCATCGGTGCGTGGGGTACGGCGACAGGCGCTGCGTTCCCGTACAAGGTCGCTTTCTGGCGCGATCGTCTGTGGTTTGCTGGTAACCAGCAGATCTATGCGTCTGTGGCCGGTGACTACAGCTCGATGGCTCCAGATACGCTCGGCGAGATTCTGGCTGACAACGCTATTTCTCTGACGATCTCTGTCGGCACGGTCGACAAGATCCGCTGGATGACGGCATCGGATGTGCTGCTGGTCGGCACGGCTGGCTCCGAGATCGCGGTGCAGGAAATCACTCCGAACCAAGTGCTCGGCCCCGAGAACGTCAAGTACGAGATCCAGTCTGCTGAAGGCTCGAGAGAGTTAGAACCGGTGCTAATCGAGGATTCGGTGCTGTTCATTCGTATCGGTGGCCGTCGTGTCATCGAGCTGCGGTTCGACATTCAATCGGATTCGTGGGTTCCGCGCGATATGAACGTGCTGTACCCCGAGATCACGCAGACCGGCATCGTCGAAATGGCGTACCAGAAGGAGCCGGACAATATCATCTGGATCATTCTGTCGAATGGTCGATTGCTCGGCATGACGTATGACCGAGAGCAGAACGTCTACGGCTGGCACCGTCACCCGCTCGGTGGCGTATCTGCCAAGGCCGAATCTGTGCAGGTCATCACCAGTCCGGATGCCGACGTCAACGACGTTTGGATCATTGCCAACAAGTCGGTCAACGGATCGACCCGGCGCTTTGTCGAATACTTTGCCGAAGCGTTTGAGCAGGACGATGACATTGAGGGCGCTGTGTTCCTCGACTCGTCGCTTGAGTTTGACGGCAAGGTAAGCGAGTCATTGCAGCCCGGTACGGGCGCAAACGTGCGCGGATCAACCAACGTCACGTTCACGGTAACATCAGTTTTTGAACTGATCACGGAAGATGGCCTCGACTACATCACGACCGAGGCCGATGAACTGCTAGCAATGAACGACGACGTATTCGCCGCAGGTGACGTAGGCCGCGAGATTCGGGTGCGTTACTTTGACGAGACCGCCCAGCAATGGCTGACGGGCCGCGCGCTGATCACCTCCTACGTTAGTGAAGAGCAAGTGCTTTGCACGATCCTCGCGCCGTTCCCAAATTTGAACGAACTGCCGGTCAATGGCTGGCGGCTAACGTCGACGACGGTTAGCGGATTGTGGCATCTGGAAGGCACGACCGTCTCTGCTCTAGCTGACGGCGCAGAGATTGAAAACCTGACTGTGACCAATGGCTCTATAACGTTCCCCGTTAAGACCGCTCGAGCGCAGATCGGCCAGCCGTATACGTCCACGATTGCCACTCAACGGATTGAGTCTGGTGCCACGGATGGCACGGCGCAGGGCAAGGTCAAGCGGTTTCACCAGATCGTGCTGCGCCTCTACGCGAGTCTCGGCGGCAAGGTTGGCCCGGATGCGTCATCGACCGATTACATTTTGTATCGATCGCTGTCAGACTACATGGACGAAGTGCCGCCTGTTTTGACTGGCGACACCGACAAGACGCCGTATCCGGGTGGATACGAAACTGATGGCCGCATCTGGGTGGTCGCTGACCAGCCGCTGCCGCTGACCTTGGTTGCCTTGTACCCCAGAATGAAGACGGAGGACTAATGGAAGTCGTCTCATTCAAAGCCAAGTATCTGCGAGCGATGGTGTTGCAAGACGCGCAACAGATCATGTCGCCGCTGACGTTCGATGACGAATACTGCGAGCAGTTGGTCGACGCTGGCCCCGCCTACACGATTTTGGACGGCAACAAGCCGATCATGTGCGCAGGCGTCGCAGAGATGTGGACGAACCGATATGCCGCGTGGGCGTGGCTGTCAAAAGATGCTGGCCCGAAGATGGTTGGCCTGACGCGAATTGTCGATGACTACCTCAACACCCGCCCATATCGGCGCATTGAGGCGTATGTCGATGCGCGATTCGATGCCGGACACCGATGGGCAAAGATGCTGCGATTTGAATATGAGGGCTTAATGCGTTCATTCGGGACGCAGGGCCAAGACATGGCGATGTATTCGAGGATTCAGTAATGGCTGCTTTACCGTTTATTGCTGCCGCTGCCTCTGCTATCTCGACGATTGCCGAGACGTCACAGCAGCGCAAGGTTGGCGAAGCTCAAGCCCGAGGGCTGGAGGAGCAGGCTCGTGCTTCCGCTCTTGAGGCTGGTGCTGCTGAAGAAACGCAACGTCGACAGGCGCGTGAGGCATTCGGTGAGACGCGCGCTGCCGGTGCGCAGATGGGCTTGCTGGAATCTGCCTCATTCGCAGACGCTTACTCTGCCGCGGCTACGGCTGCCGAGCTGGACGCGCTCAACATCCGATACGAAGGCGAAGGCCGTCGCCGAGGTTTGATGTTTGAAGCTGGTGCAACGCGCGCCGCGAAGCCGCTCTGGGGGCCAGCGATCCTCTCGGCTGGCACCAATGCTTTGATGGCGTTCTCGGCTGCTGGCGGCAAACTGCCCGCTGGTGGTGGTGGCGGCGCGCCTAAAGCTGGCAGATCAACGATGGCGCTGAACTTCCGTGGTGGTTCAGCTCGAGGAATGGCGTAATGGCAAAGCTCGAATTCTATCGACAGCAAACGACGCCTCGCGTCATTGCTCCCGACGTCGGTGGACTCGGGCGCATTCAGTCTGGATTAGGGCAGGCCGGTGAGGCAATCGCCCGCGGCGCTGTAGCCGCTGGGCAGATGATCGAGCGGCGTAATCTAGAGATCGAGCGCCGTCGTGAAGACGAAGCCGCTGTTGATGCGTCATCAAAATCTATTGAGCTGACTAGCCGATGGATTGATGAGCAACAGAGGTTGCGGCAAGAAGCAGAAGCTGCCGACAACTTTGATGGCTATGCAGAAGCCGCAGAAGCTCGTTATCAGGAAATGGTTAATGAGTACGTCCCAAATCTAAAGTCTGACAAGGCGCGCGCATGGTTTACCGAGCGAGCTGGTGTGCAGGGCTTGGATGTGCAGCGCAACTCGATGGAGTATCAGGCTCGCAGCTCTGTTGCCAAGACTGTGCGTGTTGCTGACGAATCTGCAAACAGCGCTCGTCGCATCGTGCAAGTCGATCCGAGCCGATTCTCGTCTGTTGAAGAAGATCTGAAGCTCACCGCCTCTCGTATCCAAGATAAAGATGCCGCGTCAAAATGGCTGACGCAACAGCGCGCATTGCTGTCGCAAGATGCTGCTATCACGGCAGCCGATCGCAATCCGCGCCAGATTCTTGACGCTCTCGCCAAGCCGCAAGGACAGACTGGCTTTGCATATCTTGACGCTCTCGACGCTGACTCTGTTGATAACGTCAAAGCGGCAGCAGAGCGCAGACTTGCAATTCTCGAGCAAGAGCGCCGAGTGCGTCAGGCTGAAGCTCGAGAAGCGCTGCGCACGAAGATTGACGATCAACTTGCGTACATGAGCGTTGGCATCACTCCAGATAAGCCGATCTCGCAGGCCGAGTTCACTGCTGCTGGAATGGCCGATAGATATAACGACTATCGTGAAACGTTCAAGGCAAGCTCGATGATTGTGTCGCTTTCGACCATGCCTCGAGCAGAGGCTGCGCAGCAGATCGCCGCGATGAAGCCGACAGCAGAAGCTGGCGCTGCCGGAAGTCTCAAGCGCTATGAAATGGTGTCCGAGTCTTATGCGCGTATGGTCAAGGCGCAAGAAGAAGACCCGGCGTCATACTTGATCGAGCGAAATCCTGCTGTTGCCGAGGCGTATAGCGCGGTTGCGTCTGCTACTACACCAGAGGCGCAGCGCGCTGCGTCAGAGCGATTTGCTGCCATTGTCGACATTGAGGCGCGGCGCATTGGCATAAATAACACAGCGGTTGTGCCGAAGGCGGTCGCTGACGATATTGTCAATCGATCGTATGGCCGCACCGAGCGCGATGGCGCTGTAGTCGGCGCAGGCGCAATTCTAGAAGAGCGTCAAAAATGGGGCGCATATTGGCCGAAGGTGTACAAGCAGGTCGCTGCTTCTTTACCCGCTGACTCTGCGGTGATTGGTGCTGGTATGCGCCAAGGCCCGTCGAACCGTTTGATTGAGATTTCGGCCATCAAAGACTCCGATCTCAACAAGCTGTTGCCGTCGCGGATGTCGCCAAAAGACTTGCAAGATGCGGTGTCGGACGTTACCGAGGAAATCAGCGCGTCTTACGTTGGGCAGGGCGGCGACCTCAATACTAGCCTTGTCCTTCAGAACGCGATTTATCGTTTGGCTGTGGACTATGCCCGCAATGGCAAGGGCGCTGGGGATGCCGCCGCTCTGGCTTATGCAGAGGTTGTCGGCGAGCGATATGCGTTTGCTGAAATTGACGATGCTGTAGTCCGTGTTCCTGTGACGCAGAGCGTGGCTAATGCGCAGCTCCGGACTGGCTTGCGTGAGTTTAAAAACGAAGCCATCAAAGAGCTTGGCATGGGCGTGATTCGCGGTTCGTATTGGCAGACAATGCCGAATGACAATCGAGTTGTGTTGATGCGTGACGGGCAGCCGGTCGAGCGAGCCGATGGGTCGCTGTTCCAGTATTCTTGGCAGCAGATTAAGAACCGTGCCGCAACCAAGGGCGAAGCTATTCGTCGCCTCGACATTGAAATGGGTGGACGTTCAGAATGAGTTTTGAAGGACTGCTGTCTCTTCAGAAGCGCGAACCGCAGCTTGCTGTTCGTGAACCGTCACTCGGCGAGGAGCTGGCTGAAACAGCCCGCGAGACGTTTGAGTTCAATCCGGTACAGGCCATTCAGCGGCAAGAGGATCTGGCTGCCGCTAATCGCTCGAGCAATATCCTGTCTGCCGAGGCTGCGCGTTCCAAATTGCGCAACGCTAATCTCGACACGCAGTTGACGGTGCCGGATCAAGGCATCACTCAAGAAGCACTCGACATCCTGATCCAGCGCAAACAAATTGAGAACAAGCGAGCAGAACTGTATTCGCGCAGCCCGGGCGGCTTTGGCCGAGGAGCCGCGCGCCTTGCAGTCGGGTTCGGTGTTTCGCTGTTTGACCCGATCAATATTGCGTCAGGCTTTGTGCCGGTTATCAGTCAGGCTCGCTATGCCTCGCTGCTGCGCGCTCGGGCTGGTTTCGGTGGCCGTACCGCGGTGCGCGCTGGCGTCGGCGTCGCGGAAGGTGTGGCCGGTGCCGCCCTAATCGAGCCAATCATTTTGTCCACAGCGCGGGCAGAGCAGGCCGATTACGATGCTTCTGACTCGCTGCTCAATATCGCATTTGGAGCCGCTATTGGCGGTGGACTCCATGTCTTAGGTGGAAGCCTGTCGGAAGCTTATCGCCGCTCCAAAGGGCTTCCTCCGCTACCTCCAGAGCGGCAGATCGATACTGCTGTCCGTCAGGCTATCGAGGCCGATCAGGCTCTGCCGCCGATTGGCGAAGTCGAAGCCGCCGCTCGCGCTCTTGATCCGGATGACGTCGTTATCGCTCGTAACCGCGAGACGCTTATCGCCCGCGCCGCGGATGCGCCGGCTGCTAGCCGCGAGCAGTTGCTTCGTGAATTGGCCGACGCAGAGACTGCGCTAACTCGAGTGGCAGATCAGGCCGGGTCGACGATGCCGCTAGATGCGCGTATTGCCCAGATTGAGGCGCGGCTGCGCAACGAAGACATCGCCGTCTATGGGCCGGATCAGGTTGATAGTCGTCAAGTGCAGCGCCTGCGCCAGCGAACCGCTCGCAAGCAGGCTGAAGCCGAGCTGCGAAACGAAGAGGATTCATCGCTCGATTTGCAGATTGACTCGAAGGCCCGCGCCGAGCGCGCCAGCCGCGAGTTGCTGCGATTGATGAGCGCCAAGGAGGCGCGTCGACTGTTGGATAAGATTGAGGCTAACAAGCCTTTGTCAGCCGATGAGATGGCTACCCTGCGCGCGATCGATGCCGAGACGATGCCGGGTAGTGCTCGCAATATCGCAGAACAAGTGTTGCCAGAAACTCGCAGAGCAGCTCTTTCGACTGGCATTGCGCAGGCAATGCAGAGCCGCACAATCAACGTCGAGCCGATCGTCAACCTTGATCCGTCACAGCGACAGAAAGCGCCGGTTGATCCGATGGTGTCTGCTCGGAATGCAGCCATTGAGAATGCGCGCCCAGATCAGGCTGCAATGGTGGACTTTGACGCCGCTGCCGAAATTCCGGAACCGCGCGCTGTTCCGATGCTGGACGCCGCAGCGCAATCGCTGGATGAGGCTGTTGCCGCGGCCGATGAGGCCGTCGCTGCGATCAATGCCGAGGGCCAGTACCGCCGCAATCTGCTAGTGCAGGAAGAAGGAATCGTCTACGGCGATGTGCCTGACACCATTGATGCGGTATCTAACATCGAATCGGCCTTTGAGCGCGCCAAGGGTAGAGAGTTCCCGAACAACCGCGAATTTAAGAAGGACATCCAAGACGCGGTAAATGCCGCGGCTCGAGAGTCTGGCGTCGATCTTACAGAGTTCACGCCTGATGTTGAGCGATACCTTGTTCGTATGGCCTTGCGTGAGGCGCGAATTGCCTTGCGCGATAACTCGAACGCGATTGGCTGGTACAACGAGAAAGTTACCAAGGCTCTGCGAATTATCTCTCTGATCCACCCGGAGATTCTCTCCAGCCGTGAAGATCGTCTTGCCTTTACTTGGGCGCTGGCTGTTACGTCTAACGGACTCAAAGTAAACAAAAACTTTGAGCTGGCGATGAAGGCATACGAGTCATGGAGAAAGACAGGAGAAATGCCTGTTAATGTCGGAATTGGCACGGCAGCTTCGCAAATAGATGACGGATTGCGTCTCTATAACGTGATGCTCAAGCAGCATGGGTTTGATGCTCTTGAGAAATTTATGCGCAACAAGGATACGGTGAAGAACATCACCGCATTCTCTGGGCTTAAAGTTGGCGGCGAGAATATGTCAACCGAGGTATATGGCTCTGCCATCCTCGGGCCAAAAATTGGCAACGGATTCTTCTCAAATCTGTATGGCAATTTTGAACAGCTTACAATGGATCGCTGGCTGGTTCGTACTTGGGGCCGTTGGACTGGCACCCTGATAGAAGAGAACCCGGCACAGGTTCGCGCCAAACGAAAATCCCTTCCCAGTCTTGTCCGTTTGTTGGACGGCGCGCAACGCAAAGAACTTGAGCGCATTCTTGGCAAGCGTATTTCTGTTGGCCGCCCTGACGAGTTGGCGTTTGCTATTGCTAAAGCAAGCACAAAGAAGCAAAACCGCGCTGCATTGAATGCGATTGGCGTAGGCTTTGATGAAAAAGCTCTAAATGACATTGTTGGGCAAGCCAAGAAGGACAAGCCAAGAGTCGGTCTAGGGGATGAGATCCGTAAAGCTGGCAATGCCCTGTCAAAGTATCTTGACGGCCAGAAAGAAATCCCTGACGGGCCTCCCGAAAGAGGCCGTATCCGCAAGGTATTCAATACTGTTCTGGAGCGACTCCAAAAGGACAATCCAGACCTGACGATGGCCGACTTGCAGGCTTTACTTTGGTATCCAGAAAAGCGACTATATGACGCCGCAGGAGCATCAGATGCAGAAGTCGAAGCAGGATATGCAGACGACGCAGCCCCAGACTACGCAAACGCAGCAGCCAAGCTCGCAGAAGAGCGAGGAATCTCCAGAGACAGAATCTCCGGAGTCACTCGCGCAGTTGATGAAGAGCTACAGGCCGAGCAACGCGCAAGACGAGCAGGACGAGGAGATCTCGAGGTTTCTCGAGGCTTAACCGTAAATGAAGGACTCCAACGTTATCTCGCCGAAGGCCCTGTTCGATCGCAGGCTGGCCCGGGGGCAGTTGCTGCCCAACGGCAAGCGGTTAGGGCCGTGGAGGACTTACGATCAACCGACTCTATACTCGCCCTCGCCCTCTCTGATCAGTATTCAGAGCGCCAGAGAGTCTCGCTTGTCGGGCAAAAAGTAGCCGACCACGCCGACCTCGCCGTGCTGGCGCAGGTCTACCGCGATCCTCGCTTCGAGACTCTGCGGTACTTCTTTGTCGATGCTAACGACAACATCATTGCACAGGCTGGGCTGACGTCACGCCTGCCGGGATCAGCCGCGGCCATCATTGGAGATGACCCGCAGGGCTTTTATGGTGAGCTAGTGCAGCGCGCTATTTTCTTGGGTGCAAAGGGCGTGTATATGCTGCACAACCACCCAAGCACCAACCCGACCGCAAGCGTTCCTGACATTGACGTTACCCGTTATGTGTCTAAATTTGTTTCTAAAATGGGCGTGGAATTAAAAGGCCATGTCATCATCGATACCAACCAGTACACGGTTATCGATGCAGAGGGCAATGCGCGCACTATCGCTAAAGACTTTGGGCAGGCCAATCCGAAGAAGCTGATGGACATTGGCAGCAAGCCATTAACGAATCCGGACACTCTGGTCAACATTGCCAAGCAAATCGAAGTAGACGAAGACGCCGTTGTTATTGCGGTTGCTAACGCCAAGCTTGAAGTGCAGAACCTTGCTGTGCTTCCAAGTGAGCAGTTGCGCAAAGGCAGCGCAGCAGCAAAGTCTGCTCTTATGCGAACTGCTCTAGAGGCTAGAGGCAGTTTCTTGTTTGCTATTGGCAAGAACATGGAAACCTTGGGCGCTATTAAAGACCTTGTGGTTGATAGCGTGTTTGTCTCTCCTGATGGGCGTTATGTCACTTCTGGAAATGCGGCGATGCGCTCTCCGCTGCCACAAGATCGTCGCGCTCGAGCATCTGCTGATACTAGCCCTGCGTTTGATTATCTGCGTCAGGTGTCTTTGCAGGATGCCAAGCGGATGCGCGGAGTCGCAGAAGAAGGTGGCGTGTATGAAGCGCCGGATACGAATGCAGAGCTGCGCCCGTTCAACGATGCCATACAGCGGGCCGACATCTATGCCCGTGCTGTTCGTGCCGCGGCAGATCGTATCGGTAACGACGACGCTGCTCGCGCTGCGATGCAAGCCGCGACGAACAACCAGCTTGGTGCATACGAAATCGACGCCCTACTCGAGAAGCTGAAGCTCGAGAACCAGACTGTGCGATCACGGCTTCGTAAAGCCAAGGCACAGTTCACCGCTGATGAGACTGCCGACGCACTCCAAAGCGATGCAATGCGCGCGGCCAATGCGGTTGCCAATAACGTCAAGCTTGATGCCACGATCGCAGCCCGTAACGCTGCGTTAGGTCTGGCCGCTCGAACCAAGGTTGTCGGGCGCGTCATCACCGAGTTTGCGCAGAACCCGAAAGAGGGAATTCTGGCTGTGCTTGGCGGCTCGTCGTTTGCCAAGTTCGGCTCAAAAGACTCTGTGTTCCATTGGCAGCGCACCTACTTTACCCGCTGGACAAAGGGAATGTTGGCCGAGCTTGAGCAAGCCAAGGTCGGCGAGGCGTTTATGAGCAACGCCTATGCTCGAGATGTGGCTCGCGCTCTGTACCAGCTTGGACGCGAAAACCCGCGGCTTGAGGGGTTAGCTGGCGAGGCGGTGACGATTGCCAAGATCGTCTACAAGTACCGGGAGGATTCCCGCAATACTCGCAACCGATTCGGCGCGTGGATTCGTGACTTGACCGGATACATCACCCGGCAACAACACGACTTCACCAAGATCAAGACAGCAGGCGCGGAAGAATGGAAAGCATTTGTTCGCCAGCGCCTCGACATTGATCGCACTCTGGAGCCGGGACAGAACCTCGAGGAGTTCCTCGACTTTGTGTATTCCGATTTTTCTGCTGGTCGGCAGATGGCCGTTATTGATGATGAGGCTGCTGCCTACACGGCACCGGGATCGCTGGCTCGTCGTGCGTCACAATCTCGCGTTTTGTACTTCCTTGATGCCGATGCCGAGTTTGATTACCTCGAGAAGTTTGGCGCTGGCAAACTGAACGAGGCGGTGCTTGGCGACTTGAGCCGAGCAGCGCAGCAAGCTGGCTTGATGCGAATCCTTGGGCCAAACCCCGAGTACACGCTTAAAGCCTCAATCGCCGAGATCGATGCGTCACTCCGTGGCAATGCAGAGCTGCGAGAACAGTTCTCCGGTGCAGTCACTACGGCAAACGAATTGCTGACTATGCTAGACGGTCGAGCCAACATTCCGGGCTCCCAGATCTCTGCTCGCGTTGGATCTAACATCCGCGCATTGCAGGCAATGTCCAAACTTGGCGGCGCGGTTATCTCTGCCGTTACCGATTTGCCCGTATACGCAAGCCAGATCCGTTATCAAGGCCGCGGTGGTCTTCTGTCTGGTATCGGCGATGGCATCAGCGCCTTGCTCCAAGGGCGCGCTAAAGGCGAGCGCAGACAGATTCTCAACATGATTGATACCGTTTCCGAAAATGTCGTCGGCGGCGTTGCCATGCGCTTCGACTCTGACGATGTGATGTCCTCGACGTCGGCTGACCTAATGCGGATCTTCTTCCGATTAAACGGCCTGACTTGGTGGACGGATACCCTGCGCGAAGGCATGGAGATTGGCACGGCTAACTGGCTTGGTAATCTGCGTAATACCGCGTTCGATGCTATCAACGCCGATTCAAAAAACGTGCTGCAACAGTATGGTATCTCGGCCCCAGAGTGGGATGTTATGCGTCAGGCGTTTGTGTCAGACAGCAATGGCAAGTTCTACGTCGTGCCGGAAGCAGTCACCAAATTGTCGCCAGACGCAATCCGTCAGTACCTAGCGACTATTGGCCGATCGACCAGCGACGCGGCTATAGGGAATGCTCGCCGAGACTTGGCTGATCGATTGCGCAACCTGATTATCGATCAAGCCATGACTGCCGTCATTGAGCCGGATGTGCGCTCTCGCTACTTCTGGTCGCGTGGCACAAAACCGGGGTCTTTTTACGGTGAGATTGCTCGATACATTTCGCAGTTTAAGGGATTCCCGACTGCGCTCACCCGGCAAGTGTTTGGTCGAGAGATCTATGGCCGCGGCTATAATTCACTCGGCGAATATCTGAAGTATGGCAAGGGCGATATGCTAGGTCTCGCACAGCTAATTCTGGCGATGACTGCGTTTGGCTATATCGCAATGGCCGCCAAGGATCTGCTAAAGGCAAAGACGCCGCGCGATCCGACAGAGCCGCAAACGTGGATCGCTGCCATGTTGCAGGGCGGCGCACTTGGGATTTATGGCGATTTCTTGTTGGGGCAATCCAACAGATTTGGCAAAAACATTATCGATACCTTGGTTGGCCCAACGTTCGGCGTTCTTGGCGATCTTGACGAGCTGCGTCAGAGAGCCATGAAAGGCGACGATGTGGCGTCGTCAGCGTTCCGAATGCTGATTTCCAACACGCCGTTTATGAATCTGTTCTATACCCGTATAGTTCTGGATTACTTAATTCTGTACCAGATTCAGGAATCCCTCGACCCGGGTGCCCTGCGACGAATGGAACGTAGGGTCGAACGTGAGCAGAACCAAGAATTCCTGCTGGCACCTTCTGAAGTAGTGGAGTAATTATGACCGTTTCATCATCAACTGCTCGAGTGAGCTATTCCGGCAACGGCTCAACACAGGCCTTTGCTGTTTCGTTCTACTTCCTCGCCAACAGCCAACTGCTGGTGGTGCTGCGATCATCGACTGGAATCGAGACGACGCAAGTTCTCGGCACCAACTACACGGTGACTGGCGCAGGCGTTCTGACTGGCGGCACCGTTACGATGACGGTTGCTCCGGCTTCCGGCACAACGCTTGTTATCTCGCGCAACGTCCCGCTGACGCAGGAAACGGATCTTCAGCCGAACGATCGATTGCCTGCCGAGACGCTCGAGCAGTCCATCGACAAGCTGACGATGATCACGCAGCAGCTCGACGAAGCCAATGATCGGACGCTCAAGTTCCCGCTGACGGACTCCAGCAGCATCTCATCAATTCTGCCAAGCTCCAATGACCGAGCTGGCAAGTTCCTCAAATTCAGCACGACTGGCTCTCCTATTGCGGATGCCATCACAACTCCGTATGTCAGCGTGAAGGACTTCGGCGCTGTTGGTGACGGCACGACCGATGACACGGCTGCAATCCAGCTAGCGCTCAACACGACGACGGCGGTATATGTCCCGCCCGGCACTTACAAAATCACATCGACGCTGAATGTCCCGAGCAACACTAGCCTGATCGGCGCTGGCCGAGGCACGGCAAAGCTGCTGCATTCGTTCAACGGCGACATGATGACGCTGAACAACTACTCGAACATCTCTGGTCTGTGGCTGGATGGGCAGGGCGCGACGTACACCGGGCAAGGCGTTGTCATCAACAACGGCGTCGGTCGGCAGAATATCTATAGCTGCCGCATCACCGACTTCAATGCCGCCTGTTTGTATTTCTATTCGCAGGGTGGTACGCAATGCTCGGTCATCGATCTGATCGCATCGCAAACCAACGGAACAACGGGAAGTAATAACTTCGCCATCGTCATTCAAGACACCGGCAGCGTTGAGTCTGGCGCATTCCCGCGTAAGTTCTCGCACATTGAAACCAACGGTTTTTGCTCGTTCTCGTTTGGCTCGAGCAACAATACCTATGTGTCGAACAGTTTCTTGGCCGATCTGTTCTATAGTCTTAACTCACGCGCTACGCTGATCACGAATTGCCGTATCGCCAATCAGGCTGCGCTCCTGATTCAAGGCAATAACCATACGATTATCAGTTGCGCTATCAGCCCGCAGATCACGATTCAGACCACATCTGACAACATCGCGTTGCAGGGCAATAGCTACAACAATCTGCCGATCATTGATAACGCCAACAACAATCGCAACCTGTTGGATTCGTGGCGGCTTGCGTATACCCCGGTGATCTCTGTTGATCCGACACCGCAAGCGGCTGGAACATTTGTTAACGGCAAGACTTACGAAATTGTTGTAGTCGGCTCGACTGACTTTACGTTAATCGGCGCAGCATCCAACACGGTAGGCGTTCAGTTCGTTGCGACAGGTGTTGGCTCTGGCTCCGGCACAGCAAAGTCGATTCTAATTCTTGGTGGTGGGGCTAATCCCGGGGTTATCTCTGGGACATACTCCAGAAGCGGAGCAACCACGACCGTTGCGATTGAGTTCTATATGGGTGAGCTTACAAACCTTGGCACCGGAGGCATTCGCATCTCCCTGCCCCACGCAATGAAGAACGACATTCTGTTCGCTGGCGGCACCGTCTACATGAATATCGGTGGCACGATTTACGAAGGGTTCGTGCAGATCCCCGGAGCAGGCGCAGACTACATTGAACTGCTTCGTGATACATCGGGGTCTGTGACGTATAACAGCCCAGCCTTGTTTACTTGGACATCGGCATCAATCAAAAGCTTTATTCGCTTGTCGCTGACCTATCCGAATTAAGTCGAGCGATCTCTGCCTTTAGGCTGTTGATCTCGGCAGCAAGGGTGCTGGCCTCCGTCCAGAGGCCACGCATCCTGACGTTTGCCAGCGCGTTAGCAATACGCCAATCACGCTCTTGGCCGTAGCCCCACGGCGCGGCCTTGAGTTCGTTTGCCCATGCTCCCGCTGGGCTTTCGTTGTCGATCGTCATGCTCCACCTCGTCGGTGCCGGGTTCGTACATGAAGTGATTGCAGCGCCATTCCGCAGGCCAATCGTTAGCCGTGCAGAATAATTGTTTGCCGTCGTGCTTGGAGTAGCGACAGCTCCAGCAAGTCACGGTAACCCCTCGACGCTATAGCTCTGTGACGGCGATCGCATCGGTGTGACTGGCTTCTTGATCCAGCTCGGGTCTTGCCAGTAAAGCCTGTTGTTCGGGTACGCGATCCACGGGCCTGCGTCTAGTTCAATGATGTGGTGATTCTTGTGCTGGTCGCTGATCTCTGACCAGCCGCCGTTGCACCAATCGACCGTGAATAGATACTTGCCCGGGCGCATCCCCTTATCGCGCCCGAGTCCCTCGACGCGGTGGCCGATCAGGAAGTCGAACTGATGCACGGTGCAATGCCTGCTGAATGAATCCCACCAGCAAGCCAGCTCAAGCGGTATCGGATCGCAAGGTTTGGAGCACAGCGCATGAATCGGTATGCGCGCCCATTGCGCGCCGTTGTCTAGCATGATCTGGAACATCGGCACCCGGGCTGGCTCGGCTCTGAATCCAAACACGACGCATTGCGTGAACTCGCCGCGCCCCTCTTTATGGTCGTGCAGGAATTCATTTCGGACGTAGGCCGGTGTATACGGTGTATCTACAAGAAAGGTCACACTAGATCCTCTTTGCGTAACTGGGCGATCGTGCGCACCATACCCTCAAGGTGGGCGAGGCGTACATGGTCGCGATCTAGATCCATGTGAGACCGGCGATCAATCGCATCATGGCAACTCGAGCAGGCCCACGCGCCGAGCAGATCGTCGGCTTTCAGCCCCATGCCAGAGATCCCCGGCATACGGATATGTGCGAGCACGACTGTCTCGCTGTTGTGATTGCAGACGCCCTCGAGCCGCACCATGCAGCCGCGCCCTCTCGCCTGCTTGCGCAGATCACCAGTCCGTTTTGATGCCATGGTAAACCTTTGCGGTATCCATCTGGACGAAGTAATTCTCGCGCATTGCCGTGCCGCCGTTGATGGTGCGCTGGGTCTCGGTGACTTCCTTGCGCATCTTGGCGGCAGATAGGTTCTGCACCAGCAGGACGTCAGCATCCACCAGAAACAAGAATCCGTACAACGGAACACAGAATCCGCTTGCGAGTTTGGCCCCGCTCTCAACCTTCTCGGCGGTGATCAGCCATTCGTTCTGGAACATTCGCTGAAACTGCTCGAGCGTCAGGTTATATCGGCACTTGGTTTCGGCAAGCCCCATCACCTCGCCGTTGCGGGTAAGGATCGCATCGACTTTGGCTGGCCTGTCTTTCGGCGTTTGTATGTATCTGAATCCGGGTTTGGCGTTGAACCAATCTGCAACGTGCTGCTCGTCTGCGAGGCTGACCTGCCCTCGCTCTGTCGCAATATCAAGACTCATAGTTTGGCTCCGGTATGTGAATGCCAAGCTCTGCGCACTTGGCCTCGATGATGGCGAGGTAGTCGCTGAATTCCTGTTTGGTCAACTTGCTGGATCGGCGCAGGGGCTTGTGGCGTTTCCTGCCGAATCCCTCGATGACCTCGGAACCCCATGCCTCGATCAAGAAGTATTCGTGCAGATCGTTTGTCGTCCAGCCTCGCAGCGCCTCGCCGCCTCCCTCTAGGACGGATGGGTACACCACACCCCAGAGGAAGGCGTTTTGTTGGTCGCTACGTTTTGGCTTGAATGCCTCGACGGTGATCTGCCAGCTCTGCGCCGGGTCAAGTCTGCTGACCATGTTGCTGATCGCGTTTGCGATCTGATCGGGCGGTGTGCCTCTGGCTATTACGCGGCGCATGGTAAGGAATCCTCCTTACTTAAAACGGGATGTCGCCGATGTCGTCATCGCTGAACGTCTCGGTGACTGGCTGCTGTTGCTTGGGTACCGGGCGCGCCTCGGGCAGTCCATCCTTTGCCTTGACCGACAGGCTGAAATACTTCTGCCCCTCGAGCCTGCCGCTCTTGCCGACCTTCACCCATGCCGAGAGCCAATACTCGACGCCATTGATGTTGATGCTGCCGGTGTACTCCGGGTGCTGCTCGCTCTGCTTGCGATCGTTCTTGGCTAGCAAGCCGCGGTTCGTGTTGTCGTATTGCTTCACAGGCTCAACTCCTTCAGATGATTTACTTTGCGGTCAACTTCAAACAGGAAATTCGTCACGGCCTGCGTAATCTCGAGGATCTGCGGCTGGTCGCGGTGAACTCGGATGATGTGCAGTCGCAGGCGCTCGGGCAGTTTCGGCTGGTACACAACGTAATCGCACCAGTCGCGTCCGGTGACGGCCATCTGCCATTGCATTTGGAGGCGGTGTTCGGTGGGAACTTTCTTGCTCTCAATGATGTCCAAGGCAGCCGCTGGCTGGACGCACTTGATCTCGACCAATCCATCGGTGCCGACGAGGCCATCCGGTGACGCGCCAGCCTCGAGCTTCGGATGCTTGATGAACCCGACCTCCTCGACCAACTGCCCCACACGGGCGCTATAAGCGGCTCTGGCCTCGGCCTCGGTGTCGATGCCGTGCTGCATCGCCGGGCTCGTATACGTCTCCGTAGCCTGCCCTGTGAGGCGCTCGCAGACGAGCTGCGCCATGTAATTACGATAACCGGCCTTCGTCTTCTCCATCATCACATTCGAGATGGCCGATGCGGTGACCCGGCCACAGCGACTCGAGTACCACTCCGGCGTACGTTGGGTGTCGCTCACTTGGAAAGCTCCTTCTTGCGGGCGGTAAACTTGCTGACGCCGCGGGAACGGATCGCTTCCGGCAGCGTGTGATACAGGGCGTTGAGTTCGTCGACCGTGTTGCAGGTGGCGATCTCGGCGTTGAGTTTGGCCTCGATCTCGTCGACCTCGGCCTCCGGCAGATCCTCGCCAGCGTAGATGTAAAGGCCGAGGCCGTGCAGCGCGATGCACTTGGCAAGGCAGCGCATGATGCTGGTATTGACGGCAAACGAGTCCGGGTTCTGGATAGGCTTGTTGCGGTGGTCGAGCACCGGCAACAGGCAGGTCTTGATGTCGCCCTTGATCTCGACCGAAACCTTCACCATTGCGGTCTGATCCTTGAGGTAGATCACCGGCAGGCCGTCGTATTCGTGGACGGTGTATCGTGCAGCCGGGTCGATCTTCAGCACCTCGGCCCATGCCCACGCCCACGACAGATAGGACAGATTGCCCTTCTTCTCGATGTGGTCGTTGACGTTAATCTTCAGCAGTTCGCTCATGGCAGGCTCCGGTAAATCTTGTTGAGTTCGTCTTCGATGACGGCGTTCAGTTCGGCCAGCGCTCGATCGCAGGCGGCTATGCGCTCCTGCTCGTCACGCTCGGCGAGCTCCTGATCCTGTTGCTGCCACCAGCTCTGGTCGTCGTTGCCCCAAGGCGCGAGGTCACTCATGGCTTTGTATCTCCTCTTGTTGTGTGCAGCCGCCGTCACCACAGGGGTCGAGGGCAGCGGCCAGTAAAAACAGAACGATCAATCCGATGAACTGCGGCCAAGGAGACTTCATCGCTGGTCTCCCGCGACAGCCTGTACGCCAGCGACGTACCCATCAGTCTTGCCCATCGAATAGGCGTACTTGACCGACTGCTCGATGATCGGGTCGAGCGACTTGTTGTCGACGAACTTGATCAGATCTCGGATGACGCGCTCGAGTTCGGCGCGATAGGCGATGTCGTTCATGCGGCCTCCTGCAAAGCCTTGACTACGGGAATCCAAGCGGCGAAGCGAACCGGGGCACGCTCGACTTGCTCGAACAGATCCGGCTGCTCGTCGAGGTTGGCGCGGAAGAAGGCGATCTCGCAGGCGACGCAGTAATCGTCGCAGATGGCTTCGGCGACTTGGCATTGAAAGCACCATGCGTTGTTCATCTCGTATCTCCGTGTTGTTATATGCGTATCGTAACGTCGGTTAAGGGGAAGTCAAGCCTGTCAATCAACAAAGTAGTAATCTCCGAATTCATTCATGTAGCGATCGACCGCGGCATCCTTGGGGCTGGACTCGCCAAGCCATTCGCTGAATGACATGAACTGGTATCCGCAGGCGTGAGCCTCGGCCCGAGCAGCGGCCCAGTCTTTAAGCGACTGGAGGCGCTCTGCGGCCTGACGAGCGGCGCTGATGCGATTCCGGTCGAGTTGCACTTCTGCGCGTGATGCTATGCCGTATGCCATGTTCGTCTCCTAGGGAGGGGCGGCTTACGCCGCCACCTCGTCCGTGGTGTACCGCACCAGCCGACCATTGCAGTCATGCCATGCGTTGTGGATGAAGGCGCGAACCAGCGTGTCGCCCTCGTAGACATCGACGCGCTGCTGCTGGGTGATGCGCGGGGCCGAGTCAAACGTGACCGGCT